TACGCCCAAGGGGCTTCGCTACGCGCGCGGGTCCCTCCGTGGCCTGTCGAACAGCACCTACAAGGGGGTCATTATTGGGCGCGTAACTGGGGTCACGGTTGGAAGCGATTTGACACCAATTCGACCTGAAACTGCGGAATACGGTTCCCGAATGGCGTCAGGTCGAGGTCTTCAAACACGATATACGCCAGTCCGCGATAGGCCGGTGTGTTTCCGGTGCCCTCGATCTCTTCGATCAAAGGATCGGCGGCTTGGGTCTTTGTGCCGTGGTAGAAGCGGATGGTGCACTTTGACACGTCGAGCATGTTGCCGTCGGCCCAGATCCTGCCCAGCTTCGGCACGACGCCCTCGCACAGCCCGATCGCGACCGAAATCGAATAGCTGTAGGTCGTGACTTCCGGACTCCCCCCCATGCCCTTGCCGCCGGAGGTCGATTCCGTCTCCTTGAAGCGCGTCGCCCAGATGACGTTTCCGGCAATGCGGCAATAGCCGTCAACACGCGGGATTGAAGCGCCTTCGGTGGCGGTCTGGATATTGACGTCGCTAAGTCTCGGCCCCGTCTGCCCGGCTTGTGGGAACAGGATATTATTGTCGATATAGCTGCCGGCGACCGTTGCAGCCGTCATAGCGGCGGCTTGCCAATACCAAGACATACCCTCGGTCCCATAGGTCGCGAGGGCCTGCAAAACCATCGTAGCCATCAGGGAACCTCGAACGCAAAGGCGACCTTGCGGCGCCAGGCCATCGTGAACGCCTCTTCGCTGACACGCTTGTTCTGGCGCGCGTGAATGAGGCTTGGGGCACCCTCTCGCTCCGCCAGGATGCCGCAATGCTTCGCGGGGCTGTCCTGGATCATGCGGAAGAGAACGACAGTGCCCAGCTTGGCTTCGGCGCCGGACCGGATTGGATCGACGGGAATTTCCCGCAGATAGCGCGACAAGGTCTCGTACATGGTTTCGCGCCCCGTAGCCTCCGCCCAATCGGGCGAATACGGCGGTAGTGCTTCGGGCTCCAGGCCGATTAACTCGTGCCAGACGCCCCGCAGAAGCCCCAGGCAGTCGCATCCGACGCCTTTCAGGCTCGCTTGATGGATATAGGGCGTGCCGATCCAGCACCGCGCACAGGCGACAATGGCCTGCGGATCAGTTGCCATAGCGCGAACCTCCATCCAACGCCTGCGTCGAGGTCGGATAGCTGATGGTGGTGTCGTTCCCAGGGATGTACGGAAATCCCTGGAAATTCGCGGCATTGTTGAACTTCGCCTTGCAGGTGGCGAATGTCTTGTCGCAGCCCACGGTCACCGTGAAGGTGTCGCCGGCCGATACGGCCTTCGGCATGGGTTGCCAAAGCTCGAACACCCCGGCGGACGCACCTTTGCCATAGCGTTTGACCTCCATAGCAAGGCCTGCATTGGCGCCCGTGACCCAAGTGAGTTTGCCGCCGGTAAACCAGGTGTCGGCGAACGAGGTCAGGCCGGACGCTGAGAACCGGCGTGCATCGATCGCCGAAGTGACCGTTCCGTTACCTTTGAACGCGGCGGCATTGCAGTTGATGCCACACCGGCTATCGCCCACATCGGCGTCGCAATCATAGGCGTAAGCCCGCCCCACGGCGGCGGTCAGCTTTTGGGCCATGCCGCGCACTTCCGCCTGGAACGCGACTTTTCCCCGCTTAACCTCGCCGATGGACCCCTTGCGCATCAACACGCGCTGGGCCGTGTTGGCCCAATTCACCCGCCAGACTTCAATGTCCGCGCCGTCATAAACGCCGGCGGTCAGATCGTCGTCCGTGAGATAATCGGAACTCAGCGCGCCGGTCACGTCGAGATTGTCGACCGACAGACCGAGGCCTGATTGGATTTGCGAGGCCGTGAAGCCGCTGGCGGCATAATAGGTAACGCCGGCGAAAGCGACATCGCCGTCGTGATCCGTGAAACCGCGAACCGTGCCGTCTTTCCGGGTCAGCTTCCAGCACCAGCAAAGCGTGGTGACGACCTGATCGATATGGGCGGCAAGTCCGCTGTCGAGCGTCTTCATTCTGGCACCTCGACAAGATCGATTTGGGTCACGGTCTGCTGGTCGTAGTTTTCGACCTGGATCGGCAGGTGATCCATGTCGAAGCGCACCGGCACGTAAAACTGAAACGTCGCCGTCGGCGTTGTTCCCGGTGCCGCGGAAAATGTCACCAATCCGGTCAGGTAATCGATGGATGCCGGCGTCACGACCGACCCGCTCACCTTCACAACCACCGACCCGCTCATGGGTTTGGTGATCGTGCGAATATGCTGACCGCCCCCAAGCGTGTAGCGTTTGACCAACTGATAGACGGTCGAACTGACCTGCACCATCTGCTGATCTGAGGCGTCGAAATCGGCCCAATCCTTGAACGGGAAGGAATAGGCGCGCCCCATCACCACACGAAAATGGGCGATCACCGCCGCCATCTGCGCGCGGGTGCGAATGCCGGTCCCGATATTGAACTTGCACTTCGCCTGTGCCCAACAGATGTTGCGCTGCTCTTCGCCCGATCCGAGCGTAACCACATCGGTCAAGAACTGCGGGCCACCAGTGGCGCCCTTGGCGACAGCATCGGGGAATGGGACGTTGATGAAGGGTGTCGTCATCGGCTCACATCCTCCGCGCAGCAGAACGAATGCTGCGGACCAAAGACGTCATCGTTTGCCCTTTGCTGGCCTGGAAAGCCCGCGGGTTCGGCGTCTGGATGTTTTGGGTCACATAGAGTGGGCGGTTTTCGTCCGCGTTGTAACGGCGTGTTTCCGCACGATTCAGCACGCGCTCTCCGGTCTGGGCGACAATCACGCGCTCATCGGGATTGAGGTAGAGTCCGTCGTGGGCGCGCGGCGCGAAGCGAATGACGTTCGCCGGCAGCATGCGATTGTCGTTCGAGAAGCCGACCATGTTGCCGGTGTGATGCGTTCCGGCCGCAACCGTGCCGCTGCTGCCGAGGATTTCGCCGAAAATGCCGCCGACGCTGCTCATCGTCGGCTGATTGGTCCCGAACACGGCATTTTTGATCGGGTTAATCACCGCCAGCTTCAGCATCTCGCTTTCAATGTCCTTCAGGGCACTGAGACCGGCTTGTGCGAAGCTGTTCCAATCGTACTTCCCTGACGTGATGAAATCGGACCAGGTGCTGGCGACGCTGTCGAAGGTGCTTTCCAGTTCCCCACGCGAGGCCTGGGCAAGCTGCAAGTCCTGGTTCAAGCGTTCGATTTCGCCAGCGTTGGCAATGATCTTCTTGCCTTCCTCGCTGTTGATGTCGACGCCCTGTTGCAGAAGCTGTTGCTTGGTGCGCAGCTGCGCGAGTTCGACGGCGCGCTCCTTTTCGCTCGCGCCTTGCAGCGCAATCTCCTTCTTCGCCAGTTCGATTTGATCGCTCTGGCTGGAAAGCGTGCGAAGAGCCTGATTGCGATGCGCTTCGTCGTTGTCGTTTGCGATCGCACCCGGCAGCTTGTCGATGACCTTCTGAAGCGCTTCCGCCTCTTTGGTGTAGCCCTGGGCAAGCGCGAGCGCCTTGGCGATACGGAGGTTGGCGAGCGCCACTTCAATTTGCATCTGCTCGTTGGCATCGCCGATCTTCAACGTGCCGGCAGAAAGCGCGTCGTTGACCTTTTTCTGGGCCTCCGCATGCATGCCGAGTTGAGAAATCTGCTTGGCGCCAGCCGCGTATTCCTGAGCGATCTGCTCGCCCAGAAGCTGGCGGGTACGCATCTCGACATTGACGCCATCCTGGAACGCTTCGGCCGCGGCTTTGGCACGCGCCTCCATCACCATGCCGGCCGCGGCATTCTTCAGGTAGCCGTCCCCTGCCGACATGGCCGCATTCCGGCTCATGTTGAGCTGGATGGTTTGTTCGGCAATCTGGCGGGACGCCTGGGCGTAAACCAGCGCCGATGCCTGCTGCTCGCGTCGCAACTCTTCTTGCTTGGTCAGAACGGCGCCGGACAGGTTCAAGCGGGTTTGCAGGGCCGCATCATTGGCGCGCGAGGCCACGCTGAAATGCTTCAGCGACTCGATTTGCAGACTGGTCGCGGATTCGGCTTTCTGATTATCGTTCAGATACGTCGAGGTGGCCCGGTCGAGGCGGTTGTACGCCTCCGTGGCCAGATCCGCCGACACGCCGAGCATTCCCAACGCCTGTTTGTTCGACACCAGTTTTCCCAGCAATTCGGTGCTGGTGGAGAGGTTGAACTGTTCTTCAAATCCAGGCGTTGCCTTGCGCACGACCGGACCGGCGAGATTGGACAGCGTCTGCGATTCCTGCTGAGACCGGTCAGCCGCTGCCTTCTTGTCCGCGGCCGAAAGTTCGGCGGCATGGTCAGCCTCGTACTTCCTGAGCTGGTCTTCCTCATAGGCGCCGGAACCGCCAAGACGCTTCGCAGCCGCGACCTCTTCCTCCAGCATCATGCGCTGTTCTTCGGGAGACTTTTGACGGAAGCCGTCGGCCCATTCGGCCCACTGCTGCTTGACATACCGCCACGCATCGCCGAGCGAGATGGTCTTGTCGGTCATGTCCTTGGTGCTGTCGGAAAGCCCACGCTGGATTTCCTGCTGCGCCTTGCTGTACGCACCCTGGGCGATCAGCGTCCGGACATATTGGGCCGTCTTGTCACTGAGACCGCCGACACTGCCGAGCAATTCGAGGCCGGCCTTGGACGGGTCCTTGAAGGCGGCGGTCAACTTTTCGCGCGCCTTGTCCGGGTCTTCGTCCATTACCCGCCAATACTGTTCCCACAGCTTGGTCAGACCGACGATGTTTTCTTTCCCGATAACGCCCGTCTGAGCAAACGCCACGGCCGTGTCGCGGGCGGCTCCGACCGTCGAAAATCCGGCCTGAGAAGCCTGCCGCGACATGGCAGCGAGTTCGCCGGCGGTCGCGCCGGAGGCCTTGCCGAGCCCTTCCGTCGCGGCTTCGAGCTGCCGCGACGCCTGCCAGTTCGTGTACATGACGGTGGCCGCCGCCGCGCCGACGCCGATCAGGGCACCGCTGAGAAGCACCGTCGGCGAAAGCAAATCCATCAACGTCGTGCCGACCGCCTTCAGCGCGCCGGTGACGCCCATGCCGGTGCCGGCGAACACCTGATAGATCTGCCCGCCTTGCTGGGTCAGGATCGACAGCGGCTTCTGCCCCATGGCGAGCCCGCTGATCACGTCGTTCATCTGGAACGTCAGGTTCGAGATCTGGAACGAGTTGAGCCGCGCTTCCGTCGTCATCTTGCCGATCGACTTGGCCGTCACGTCGTAGGACCGCTGTGCCTGGGCGACCGCAACGGCGTGCTGTTCCACCGTGATCTTGTCCGCCTTCAGCAATTCGTCGGCGTTGGCGATCTCCGCCGCCAGACGCGCCTGGGCGGTACCGAGCGGGTCGATCCGGGCCTTCAATTGCGCCGCCCGCTCGTCGAGCGAGGCCATCGCTTTGGCCTGTTCATCGAATACGGTCGCCGACTCTTTGGCCGACTTCGACGGCACGCCGATCCCCATCGCCGCGTTGAGGGTCGTCTGAAAGTCCTGCCCGATCTGAGCCGCCTTCTGGCGGGCGATTTCGTCGAGGTCCGCGAACTGGGCCTCGAACGCCGCCGCAGAATCCTTCGCCGACGACGCCGTCGCACCGATGCCGTAGGACGCGTTCAGTCCGCTTTGCGTCGCCATCTGCATCTGCGCCTGTTTCTGCGCCGACACGATCGCGTCTTGTTCGGCTTTGAGGCGCTGCAGCGTCTTGTCGAAATCGGTCGCAGTGGTGACGCCGCCGCCGCTCTTGCCGAAGGTCTGGAAAACCGCAGCGGACTCCTTCGCCGACTTGGTGAGGTTTCCGACCGACGAACCGGCGCCGTCGAAGGCACGACCGATATTGTCGGCCGCGCCCTCGCCCTTCTGTTCGATGTCGTCGAAATCGCGCGCGATCTCGGCCTTGCCGTCGAGACCGATGCGGATCGAATACTGGCGATTGGTCATGCTTCAGCTTCCGCGCGATGCGAACGGACCAGGATGCCTTCGATGTCGGGAAGAAGATCGGCGATGAGCGCAACAGGTGCGCCGATCGCCCGGGCATAGGCAAGAACGGCGCCGAAATCGACGCCGTAGGTATCGGTGCGGCTGGCGATGCCGCCGCCGGGTAGCGCAACGAGTTCGGAAGCCCGGCGCACCTGCCCGTTGATGCGGCGGATCACTTCCCAGGCCGCCGCCCCGTCCGGCGTTCTCGGACGGCTTACGACGTAAGGGCACTCGGGGCAGCTTCGGCCGCGGGTTTGCCGACAACCTTGGCAGTACGCTCGGCCCTCAGCGAAGTGGTGTTCCGCGAGGGCGAGGATGCGTTTTTTTCGTCGTCCTCGATCAACGCCGGCCCGACGTAGTGGCGATCGATGAAATCGTAGACGCGCTGCTTTTGCATCACAGCACGCACGGCCGCTTCGCTCGGCGCGATCGGCTTCTTGTTCGGTCCGCCGACGCCTTCCCATTGGATAATGCCTTCGACGGCGAGATAGGTCGTGTATTCCGCTTCCGCCGCCGCCGTGATCTTGGGATGGGCCAGCAGGAACTTACCCGCCTCCTCCGGATCGTCGGGAATTTGCAACCCGAGATCCTCAATCAGCTTCTGCCGCGACCGCGCCGCCGCCGTCCGCGCGGCGAGTTTCATCGCCACCGTGATCGGCCGGACGAACACCTTGAAGCCGGGAATGGACCGCAACGGCGGAGCGAGCTTGGACGCATCGAGCCAGAAAGGCTTCGGCGTTTCGGTTGAGACGATGAGCATGGGAGATTCCTTTTTTTGGAGCGGATGGGGCAAAGTTCTGGCCTGCGGCCTGACGTGCGTCGGGGCGAATTCTTCAAGGGCCATCGGTAGAAGAGCAGTTCAGTGCCAACGGCACCGTGGGAGTGAAAATGCCACTGAAATGGGGATGCAATGTAATCTGGACAAGTCCCGCACATTTGACCTGTCGCATCGGGCTAGAAACGAAGCCGCCAAACCATGTACCGTAGTCCGGGTTACATCCAGTTCCGGCCGTTCCCAGTCACGCAGGAATCCGACTTACGCCACTTCCGGTCATAGCCTGGAATGATCTCCAGCCTACGCGTTGACGGCTGGAGTGCGAACCCTCGATCTGCCGGTATTCCGCAATCAAAGCATCGTTTTACCGCTCGACACTACGAAACCATGGACGCATTATAATCTGGGTAGGGGGATGCGATGGGGGATTTAATTACTTGGCTTCGGCCATGGATGACCAATCTGGCCGGTGCGGTTTGCGCAACGGTGTGGCTGATCTACTTCACGCGCGCGGCGTTCGACAAGAACTGGCGGCAGCGGAAGATCGAGGCACTCCAAGGCGAGACGTTCCTTCATTACCGCCAGGGTTTGCGCAACGGGCTAGTCTGGCTTTCGCGGCTAATCGGCGATGACAATGCCCCGCGGCCGCTGGCCTGGAGCGCGCAAAGCTACTTCGTCTGTCTTGGGCTGGCGGTGTTCTATCCACTCTATTTCATGATCGGAACGTGGGCTTTGGCGCACGGCCCGGGGCGCTATGCGAGCCTCGTGTTTCTGCCGGACGATGCTCCGGAATGGAAACGTCTGATGTTGCTCTTTTTACCGGTGATTGTCGCAGTTTCAGCGTATTCGACCTTGAGGCTTTTGCGTTTTTGGAGATCGTTCGATGGAGCCATCTGGATAGGTATACAAATCAGCGCTCTATTTGTCGCCGGCGCTTTGGCACTTTTTGGTGCCTTTACTGGCGTCTACGCTATCGCGTTCGTGCTTACATTTTTTTCAGCATTCGCTGTCTTTTGCGCTGGCACCTTAGATACCGATGGTAACGAACGTGCCACTACCGTCTTTGTGTTCGTCCTTCCTTTTGTTGTCGCCATCACGCTTGCTTTTGCTACTGCTTTTGCTGACCAGTTTGCCTTTATCTATGCGTTTTTGGGTGCTGGCTATATCACCGGCAGTGTTGTTTTGGCTGGCGCACTTGCCGGTATATATGCCGACCGTCGAGCAAAGGGTGGGGGCCTAGTTTTGCTTTTTGCCCTAATCGCGCCCGTTACTGCCTTTTGCCTTTCAGGTTTTGATGGTCATCTCAGCATAAACCTGTACCACGTCCATAAGTATATTGGAGAGGCGGCGCCACTGGTCGTTTTCTTCGCGCTCTTGCCTGCCGTAAACGCCTCGATGGATTGGGTTTCGCTTGGCTTCACCCGCCGCATTGTCGGATGGATCGCCGGGCAGTCCACCGAAGGTATCGACTACCTTGAAAAAGGGTTGGGTGGGTATCTCGAAGCGGTGCTGATCCTGGTCAACATCGTCCTCGCCCTACTTCTTGCCGGCCTTGTGGTCCTCACGACTATTGCCGGTGTGGCACTGTTCGACCGCTTGCATGTCCTTAGCGGCCATGTCATTGGCGGTGACGCTCATTTCTACAATGTGGCCCGGACCATCCGCGACATCGCCGCAGATCCCTCAGATCGGCAATACTGGTGGCTCTATGGGATGATGTTCTGGACGCTCGTCCCGACCTTGTTCCATACGGTCTCCTTTATCCGCGCTGTGATCGCCAACAACACCAAGGGCTCGGTCGGGCGGTTCCTGGCCGCTCGGCTCGGCTCGCGCAATCCGCTGACGCGTGTTGTGGTGGCGCCCATTGCCTTGACGGCGTTCGACGTGATCGGCGTGCCGCTGTTTCTCGCCTTTCCGCTTATCGCAGCTTGGTCGCTTGTGCGGTGGGCGTTTCCTCGGCTTGATTTTTCCGGGGCCACGGGTGCCGCTGCCAAACTGATCTACGACACCTCGCTTGTGATTGCCGACACCATCGCCACCGCGAGCTATGCAGACATCTTGATTCGTGCAGGGGGCTTGCTCACTCTGGCGCTCGTTCTCGCTGTTTTCGCCTTTCGGAAAAAGGATTCCTCGGCGCCGGTAGCGGATTGAACTCTGCACCGCTAGGGAAGGTCTTAAGTGGGCGCAACCCGGAAGTAGATCAAAAGTACGGAGTCCGCTCCGAACCTTCTGTTCCCAACTTGCGCCTCATTCGCAGATAAAATTGTCGCTCCGGATGGCGATATTTCGCGATTCTAGATTTTGGCCTACCCATAACTCGCCACGTCGTTGACCAGCGTCACCGTGCAGGCCCGCCCGACTGCGGCGTTTTTCGCGCCTTGCCAATCGTAGGTTTCCTGGATGCCGCCGGGGCCGCTGCGGCTCATTTTCGGGCGCGGCAGGTAGACTTCGTGGAAGACGAACAGAAGCGACTTGGACAGCGCGATTTTCCAGCCGTAGGACACGTCGATCGGCGTGCCGTTGGTGGCCAGATCGCGCAGCACTGTGTCCTTGAAGCGGCACACGGCCTGTCCGGTGTAGGTGCAGGCGCCCGGATCGGCGCCACCGATGCGCCCGTCTTCGCGGATGATCTCGTCCTTGTCGAAATTGTTCGCGGCGGTGAAGTTGCCGGACACCAGATCGCCCAGCGGCACGCCGGAACGGGAGACCTTGCCCATGAACTGCGAGAACCGGGCGAGCGCATAGCTTGTCGGCGTCCCCGCCGCAGTCGCTCCGGTGCGCGGCGCTTCGCCCTGGGCGATGTAGGTGACCGTGGCGTTGAGGAGGCCGGAGCGCTGCAAATTGATCGCAATCTTGTCCGACACAATGCCGTAATTCATGGCGTAGCTCGGCACGTCGGGATTGCCGACCTCGACCGATGCGGACGGCAGTGTCAGCGCGCCGGAGGCGAAGACGTGATTGTAGGCGCCTGTCGCCGCGCCGCCGGCCAGCGTCGCGCCCGAGGCGGTCATGTTCGACGCCGGGCTCGATCCGGCGGTGATCGTGAAAGCGTTGCCGGCGGTGCCGATGGTGTCGTGCTGGATGGTGATCTTGTTGCCGCTCACGTCGAGCGCATAGGTCGCCGGCGAGATGTTCGCGTCGGCGCTCGCATTGAGGAAAAGCACCAGATTGGTCAGCGTGTCGAGTAGCGACGCGCCGATTTTGACCTGCGCCGCGGCCGGCGTACCGCTGACGAAGGTCACGTCGGACCCATTCACGGTGATCTTGGCGTTGTTCGCCGGCTGGGCGCTGGCGGTGTAGAACCCCGTCGCCGGCAGGCCCGGCGTGGTGGTGGGCGCGCCGAAATGCAGCTTCAGCCACAGGCCGAAAGTGCGTAAGTCCACCGGAACGCCGATCGTGCCCTCGTTCTTGATCACGTCGAGCGACGGCGGCAGCGGATCGCGCCCGGCGCCGAGCAGATCGGAGGCAATAAGCCCCTGCTCTTCGCCGAGATCGTCGCTGGCGAACGGCATCTGGAAGAAGTTCGCCGCCGGCGGAACGCCGTAAGTGGATTCGAAGGCCAACGCCATCAGGGCATTGGCGCCGCGTGCACGACCCATATTCGTCTCCTTGGTTCGTTGTTGCGAATTGCTTCAGTGCGCGTCGCCGAGGCGGCGTTCGAGAATGCCCGGCACCAGATCGGCCCAATGCGCGGCCGCATCGTCGACGGCGAGCCGTTTCGGCATCTTCGCCGTCGGCGTCAGGACAAACATCGCGACCTGGACGCGCCGGCACGCCCTTGCCGCGATACAGTCGTCCGAGCTGTTTACCGGATAGCCGGCGAATACCGTTCGCGGAGCCACCCGCGTCGGTGTAAGCGATCAGACGCCCATTGCCGGCGCGGGCGAATTTGAGGTCCTGGTTGAACGCGGTTTCGACTTCCGCCGGCGTCATGCGCGGATGCCCGCGGGTGCCGAGCCGCGGCACATTGGCGGTCGGGATGGCGAGATACTTCCTGCCGTTGACGGTCCGGATCGTCGGGGCCCGCTCGAAGGCATCGACGATTTTCGGCGCCTTCGAATACACGAACGCGGCCGGCGACAGGCTCACTTTGCCGCCGACAGGATAGGTGACACCCTGCCACGACTTGCCGACTTTGCCGCCGAGCCCCGCCGCGTCCACCTGCTGGCGCAACTCGCCCTTGAGGCCCAATTGGACCTCCCCCATCGCCGCCGTTGCGCCCGACGCAATGTCGTCTTTGATCGCAGCAAGCACATCGCGCAGCTTGGTCTTACGCTGGACCCGAAACCCAGGCGCCATCACCCGGCAGCACTGTCGGTCGTATAGTCCGCTGTGATCTTCACCACCGCGGAATATTCGGTTTCGGTGCAGTCGACGTCGTAATCGGCGCCGTCGGGCGGATCTTCGATCGATACCCCGTCGACGGCACCGCCGAGCGTGCGATCGGCCGCCAGCGCCGGTTCGAACAGCGCCAGGATGTCTTCCACCGTCTTCTTGCGGTTTTTGCCCTTGGCCGCGACTTCGAATTCCACCTTGTGCAGCCAGCAATACCGCCGCGGCGACAACAGCACCTCCGCCTCGCCCGGATTGCCGTCGGTCATGATGACAACGCCGTCGCGGCTGGCCTCCGGCTCTTCGTCGCGGACGAACGTCTTCCCCGCCGCTTGCACCACGGCTCTGATGACGGTTTCGAGCGCAGCGAGCGCGCCGACGCGGGTCTGAGTCATGTCGGCGCCACCGTGATGTGCCATTCGAGGCGCCGGCCGTCGCCGCAGGTGAAGTCGGCCACGTCGTACAGCGGACCGCCGGTCGGAATTTCCACCTGATCGCCGACCGCAGGATCGGGCAAATCGGACTGGCTGACGCTCAGAAAACGCTTGCGGTCGCGCACCTTGACCGTCTGCAGTTGCTGGTCGACGTCCGGCTCGATGAAGTTCGCGCGGAACGGCGTCATCGGCGCGCCGGATTGCGGCCGGTAGCGCACCTCGACGCTCTGATGCGGATCGCGGCGCAACGTGCCGAGCATGACCGCAAACGCGTTCACCATGATCAGCCCTCGTCGGCGGCGAGCCGGCGCGCCACGACGACGCCCGCCGTCGTCAGGTTCGGACACTCCGCCGGATAATGGATCAGAGTACGATCCTTGAGCGCTTCCAGAGCGGCAGTGACGTCGGTCCCGCTCGCGTCCTTCGGATAAGGCTTCAGCACATGACCGACGCGTGCCAGCGCCGCGATGAGAATGCGGTCGGCCAACGAAAGCCGAGGCTTACTCTTTGGGCTCACCTTAGCGCCGGTCTCGCCCGGCATCGTCGCGTCGCTGTTCGACACGGGTTCGGCGTTAGGATCGTTCTGAAGATCGAGCTGCGAGCCGGGTTTCTGTTCCGTCATTTCCACCCTCTTCTGACAAGAGGGCCGCGCTTCGCGACGCGGCCCCCGATGGTTTGCCATGACCATCAACCGCCCGGCGCGGCGCCGAACTTGCCTCGAAGCAGCATCTCCGGCCGCGAGCAGTACATCAGCGGATACGAATACAGCTCCAGGTCGACGTACTGGTTGCGGTCGCGATCCGGCACGATCAGCGGCATCAGCGGCTGGCCCGGCACGTTGACCTGGTCGAAGGACTCACCGGAGCCCTGCGCCCAAACGAAAGTACCCGGCGCATTGGCGGGGAAGAACTTGACCTCGTCGGCGGCGACCGCCACCGTCGAATTGTCGTCGGTGCCGCGATAGTTGATCCAGTTCACACCGCCCCACGGGAAGGCGGAGAAGACGTTCGAGCCGGTCGCGTCCTCTTTCGATCCCCAGATGTCGTAGGCGCGCGCCACGTCGCCGTGGTTGGTGATCTTCTGGTAGATCGTATCGCCGCAGAGGCCGATGATCTGCGATTGCGGCGTGAACAGCCCTTTCGAGGCCCGCACCATCGGCGTCACGATGTGGGTCTGGATGTAGGGCCGCAGAACCAGCGCGCCGTGAACCTCCGACGACGCCTTCAGCGCACCTTCGAGGTCGAAATAGACATAGTCCGGCTGCGCGATGCCGAAAGTGTCGAACCAGTTCCACAACACCGACCCGTCGGCGTCCAGAACCACACCGCTGACCGCGCCGAGCCGCATGTGCTCCAAGGTCAATTCGATATTGGCTTGGAGCCCGACCGGACCGGACATGCGGCGCGACACCTCGTTCTGCATCGCCTGCAATTCGCTGGTGGTCCCGAAGGCGCGCACTTTGGCGATTTCCGACGCGGTCAGCCGGTCGCCTTGCGCGATGCGCACCGTACCGAAGCTGCGCATGCCGCGTGTCTCGGTCTTGCGCTGCGGCAGCGCCGATCCGCGCGGCGTCGTCGGCACCAGATTGAGGGCGCCGGCGCGCTCTTCGATGTAGACCGTATCGCCGGTGATCTGCTTGGGCACGAAGACGTTGAGGTCGCCGAGCAGGGACGGCTTGAACTCGACCTTCTCGTAGGCGGCCAGCATGGTCATCAACGAGAACGCGTCGTTCTCGAAAATGTTGAATTCAGCCATAAATCTCTCCATTCGACCGGAGAGAACTCCGGCCGTTTCGAACGGAACCGTTGAAAAGGATGCGGCGCCGGATCAGCGCCCGATGATGCCGTGCTCGGCCAGTTGGGCCAGCGCTGCGGTCTTCTGCAGCGTCGTGACGCCGGTTTTCCACACCAGCTCGCTCGCATTCACTTCTGTATCGCGGGCGGTGATGGTCTGCTTGCGGTCGGCCGTCGCGGCGTCGACCGCATCGAACAGGATTGCGGCTGCCACCTCGGCGCCGTTCTTCGCCGCCGGATCGTGCTGCGTATAGCACCCGGCTTTGGCGTTGGCCGCCACCGTGATCTTGAAGCCGTCGCCGGCGACGGCCGCCGTGGCGCCCGCCGTCAGGGTGAAGCCGAGGCCACCATGATTGAAGGCGACGCCGGTGTTGCCGGGGGCGAGCTGCAATCCGTCCGGATCGGTCAGCAGATACTCGGTCGCGGCGAGGAATTCGCCGTGATAATCGCCCACTTTGGCGCCGGCGTTTTCCGTCACCGCACCGCAGGTGAAGTTGCCCGTGTTGCCGGCATCCGCGGTATAGGTTGGGGCGCCGGTCGAGGGTCCGATCCGGCCGAGAACCGTCCCGGCTTCGTAATCGCCGCCCGTGATCGTGCCGACCTCGCGCGACTGCATCCCGTTGGCTTCCGAAACGAGATAGCCACCGGCATGCCGTTTTTCGGTCAATACCGTCATTGCTTGCTCCTCTGCCCGCGAGCCTTCGCGAGCGCAGTGTCCCAACCGGCGGCTGGGTGCTGGGCCGTGTCAGCGTCGGGCAGGATGTGCCCTTGTGTCCGCTGGGCGTCGCTGACTTCCGCCCGCTTGTCCTGCAGCGCCGTCCGGACCTGATCCAGCGACGCGCCGTTGCGGATGAACGCCGCCGCATCGCCGGGCCGTCCGGCCAGACTGCAAAGTTCGATGATTTCGCCGTGCGTCGAGACAAGTTCGCCGCGCAGCTTTTCGCGCTCGGCGGCAAAGTCGATGACCGCCGGCCGCGCCTCTTCCACCGGCGACGCTTCGGCCAGGGTCTGCACCGCCTTGCGCACCGCACCGACGCCCGGCGTTTCGGCCGCGAGTCCGAGCCCCGGACCGCTCGCCAGTTTGGCAATCCTGTCGCGCAAGACCGCCAGTGCATCCGAGGGCGTGCCGACCGCGTCGGCGAAATGGGCGCCGACCGCCTGTTCGCCGTAGAAGCACGCCGCCTCGGTCGCCAGCACCGCCTCAACCGACAGGCCGCGGTAGCGTGCCACCGACGCGGCGAAAAGGCCGCGCAGCCGGTCGCATTCGCCCTGCAGGGCTTCGCGCGCCGGATCGGACATCGGCTGGTGCGGATTGAGATCGATTTTGTGGGCGCCGGAGAACACGTAGCTGTATTTCAAGCCGCGCTCCCGGTCGTAGGCCGATTGATCGACATGCAACGCGACCACGCCGACGGACCCGACGCCGCTGGTGCGGCTGACATGAATGGTCGAGCAGGCCGACAACAAGAGATAACCGGCGCTGTAGGCGTCGTCGGCGGCGACGCCGGTGATCGGCTTTTTCTGGCGCGCCGCAAAGATGGCGTCCGAAAGGTCGAAACTGCCGTTGACCTCGCCGCCGTAGGAGTCGATGGCAAGCAGTACCCCTTTCACCGCCGGATCGGCCATCGCCTTGTCGAGCGCCCCGCGGATGTCGGCATAGGACATCAGCCCGGACAGCGCCCCCAGCCAGCTCGACTTGTAGACCAGGGTGCCGTCGATCCCGATCAGCGCGATGCCGTCGTCGGTGACCGTGTAAGGGACGCCGGTGTCGTCGTCTTCGTCGTCCGGCTTCTGCAGGCCGATCAAGGCGCCGATCAGATCGGCTTCCTTGTCGTTGGTCGCCGGACAGGCGGCGATGCCGAGCCGCGGCCCCAGCGCCGCCAAGATGACGTCGAGTTTCTCCTGGGCGATCAGCAGCGGCGTGCCGAAAATCCGCGTCATGATCCGCGGCAGGTCGCGGGGCATTGCCGCTCGCGCGGGCGCAGCCGCTTCAATGGCGCAGGCTTCGCTCGCCGCCGCCGGCGCCGTGGTCTCATCCGGGCGCACGTCCACGATCCCGGTGTCGGGTTCATCCGTCATGGGTTGTCTCCTGGTGATTACGCGGCGATCTCGTCGTCGTTGTCATCGGTCGTCTGCGCGCCATCGGGTTCGGACGGCGTCGCGCCGGGCGATTGCCCGCCGGCGGGCGGCGCCGAAGCCCCTTTGGTCACGCGGCGCGGATCGGAATCCAGCACCAGACCGTATTCGTCGGCCGACCGGTTCGAACGCTGAATGGCGGCGTCCAGCTCGGACAGCTTTTTACCGCGCGCCAAAGCTTTCTCTTCGCGGCTGGCGAAACCGGCGCGGACCTCGGCGGTATCGGCCTGCACATCCTTGAGCGGATCGAGCGACGGCATCGCCGGCGGAATCCATTCGGCGCGGGTATAGGCCCGTGGCTTGGCGTTGAAGGCGGACGCTTTGATCGGCAGCGCCCCCGACAAGACGCCGTCGCCGACGAACCAGCGGAACGTCGGGCGGCACATCTGAATCATGAAGACATTGCGCTGGATCGGCCGCAGCGTCTGTTTCCAATCCATCTGCCGCGCCCGTTCGGCCGAGAAATTGTTGCGGTAATCGCCGGTGACGTTGGAATACGGCACGTCGGCACCGGCGCACATGGCCAGAAGGTTGCGGTACTCGAACGCCTCGTAATTGTTGCCGACGTCTTTCGGGTCGGCAAAGACGATGTCCTCGCCGTCTTCCAGCGTGATCAGCGAACCGGGTTCCCAGCTCTGCACCAAATCGCCGACGCTGCCGCTCTCGCGCGCCTTCTGCCAGGTCTCGGCATTGACGCCGGGCGGCGGCTCGTCCGATTGCGCTGCGACGCGCTTGATAAAACCGGCGATCAAGGCCGCGACTTTCTTGCGGTCTAATTCGGCGTCGTCGTACTGATCGAGCAGCCACGACTTGACGATCGCCGCCGTCACCCACGGCAGGCCGCGCACCTGCCCCGGCCGCAGCACCTCGAACACGTGCAGCACGTCGTCCGCCGCAACGCGCGTATAGCCGCCCGCGGCACTAACGGTCGTCGCAATCTCGCCGGGGTGCTGGCGCCAGAACCAATAGGCGACCCGTTTGCCGATTGGGTTGAACTCGATGCCGGCCCGGATCACGTTCTGCGGCGTTGCCGGCGACGGCATATTCAGTTCGAACGGACACATGTCGGATTCGAGCAGTTGCAGCTGCATCGGCACCGTCAACCCGTCGCTTGCCCGCCGCGGCCGGCGGCGGATGAAGAACTCGCCGGCGTCGAACAGACACCCGGCACCGATGGATTGCTGGCCGTAATAGTCCGCCGTGCCGTCGGCATCGGCTTCGTCGGTCCAATCGTCCCAATTCTCGATGATCGCCGCTTTGGCGGCGTCATCCTTGGTCAGCGGAATGGGACGGATGCCGGTGCCGATGGCATAAGTCACGAACACGCGCTTGGCCCGCTTCATGTAAGGATTGTTGCGGGTGAGATAGCGCGACCGCGCCCGCAAGGCCGGCCCCGCCTGGATCAGCAGCGCATTGATGCCGGTGTCGACCGGGCGAAAGCTCGCCAGCCGGCGATGATGCTGCGCCCCTTCGAAGCCGGAGCCGAGCGGCACGTGGCCGTGATCGAACCCGGTCATCAACTGTCGGGACACGACGCGCCCGTCCGCATGCGCGGCGACGCGAATGCGCTGCTTCGCCATGGTCAAAGACCTTTCGAGGCCACGATCTTCACAATGCGCGACGGCTTCGCCGCGCCGGCGGCTGCGGCCAAATCCTGCTCGATCAACGTCCGGATCCGCAGCATCTCATTGAGGCCGCGATACTCGACCGACCCGGAACTCGGCAGCGATGTGCGCGACGCACCGGTCGCAATCGCCTGATTGATCTGGTCGAGATCAGCTTGCGTCCAGGGCATCGGAGAGACCTTCTGGGACAGAGCGCGGCACAGTTCGCCGTCAAGCCACAGTCCAAATACCCACTCAAACCAGGAAGAAGTACGCCGACGTTTTATTTCAAGATCAACAGGTTAGTGAGTTCAAAGACCGCATTTCCACCGCTTGGCATTGTCGGCGAATGGCATTGGCGGACGTAACGTCGAACGTCCACGTCATAGGTGAAAATTGCGAAAATGGCGCGATGGGATAAACAGGTAACGCATCAAACTGGGGTGTTCACACCAAAGCGTGTAAAATCAAATAAGTACAGTACCGAACGAATATCGGCCAATTTCTCATTGATCGAGTTAAGGGGGTATTTATGCGAATCCAATCAGGAAAATTCGAAGGCAAGCTGATCGAGGTCGTGTTCCTTAAACAGCCAGACTACGTTCAATGGATGATCTACAACGCGCCCGGAAACGCCCTTGTACAAGCATTCAAAAAACTCATAGCGCGGTACGATTCGATCCAGATATGCGAAGAGAAATGTCACAGTTGCGGCTCGCTTGCTACCAGAGCTTCAGCCTATGCCAACACTCCAGATCTGATGTTCTGGTGCGGCAAATGCAATCCCTACAACAGTGGCGCTCGATCGGGCACACTAACGATTGTGAACTCCTTTCACAGCGCGATGAGCCACGTTGATTCAACGGCGGGAGGAAACAGAAACGATAAACGAGAAATAATCCGGAATTTGGCAGAAGCAAAAGGGTTGCCCAAAAAAATCACCGAAAAGGCTGCCCTCGAATTCTTCTCCTAGCGGGGATTTGCCTTACCATTCCCAACCAATTGAGCATCTCGCACAAGTTCTTGTACACCAGCACGCGTTCGGTCGTGGCTCACGCCTCAAAGAGCTGAGATATCACTATTTTGCGCACTCCAGGAGTTTGAACCACTCCAGAGGATTTTTTTTGCATATACTTGCCCGTTAAGAATCTTCCGAAGAAACTAAGTGTCACGCATTATTGCTGGAACAGAGAACTTGCAGGCCCAATCATACTAAGTCTTGGTAGGCTACAAAGAGCCGTTTAAGCAGCGCCTCGCGGTCTACTAGTTCGAGTCTATGAGGCAGGAACGGTTTTATCAATTTGTCACCTCCAATCCGCGGCGCAAAGTGAGAGGTTGTCGAAAACACAGCTTTTGATGCATTTTGGTCGGCCTGCAAGACTCCTAAAAGCGCCCGGACTTCGTCGGCCTTTACAATATGTTGCTCTTTGTAGGATTTTATTTGTTCCACGAATCTTACTGATCCAAAACCGCGCTTAATCGCGATAACGTCTCGGCCCAGATCCCCGGAGCGCGGTGTCAAAATCACCTCATCAAATCCAGCTTTTTCGTACGAAGCCGCGATTATTTCCTCCCAGGTACGCGGAGAAAGGTCGTAGATCAGTGAACTATCACGCTCTATCGCTCTGACAAGTTCCTTATAAAGTGGGTCGATTATCCTGACAATCTGCCCATCGGGATGATTGCCTTCGACCCTTATAATCGCTCCAAACGAGAAAGGCGGAATAGACTTCATGAGCCCGTCCGCATAGGCACCAGATGTGTTGAATCGAGTGACCCGATTCACGAGTCTGCTTGAATAGAGTGGCGTTCCATCGAACGTCCAAACTGACTTCAGATGGTCTAGTCCCCACTCAAATAACTCCCGAATCCAATCCTTGTTTGGCTCATCACCAAGCGAAAAGAACTGAGCATCGCTAAGAGTCCGCAGAAAACCAATGTTTCTGCCCATTATGAGATAGCGGGTACTATGTTGCCACTTTTCGGTCGTCCTGATCAGAACCTCAAGAACTTCCGCGTGGTTTGGCCATTCGTCCACGCAATCGATAACAACACTTCCCACCTTTGATCCCAAAATGGACTCGATACCTTGGAGTTGCATGCCTAGCGCACCGAGCTCAGGTGAAATCCAAAATACCTGACCTGCCAAATGCATAGCCCTGCGAGACGCAAATACTTTCCCTACGACTGTCTTTCCCGTCCCTCCGCCACCTTCAAGCAAGAAAATTTTCGTCCCTCGAAAAGAAAAGGCGTCGTCAATACGGGCGATAAGGTGAAGGTCATCAGGGTTTGGGTTCTTAAAAAAAATCTTGGGCGTCATTTGCTGCAAGCCATTGTTTCTAAAACAGCAGGATACAGCAAATTTGGGCCTTCAAAAACTACACGATCTTGAGCACCCAAAAGCCAGATTGGCCGTTGCAACGACTGCCTCCGATGCCATCTAAACCATATACCCAAACAACTATTTGATCTGCTTTGATTATTGCATTGCTGATCCATCAATCCGAATACAAGATATGTGTTTGGAAGGCCGCATAGAGATCATTCATCTTGTCCTATCGATTCACGTAGATCGAATGACCTTCCGGCGCGGCGTTACCGAGCCAGATTCCGTCGGCGACTTTTCGGTTTCTTGATCTGTAAAGGCCGCACTCTGTTCCTTCCCCCTCACCCGCTCCGCATTGGCAAACAGGTCGTCCGCCCCGCCTTGCTCCGGCGCGGCATGAGCGAGGATGCGCACGGCCCATTTTGCCGGGGTGTAGCGGTCGAGGCCGAGGATGTAGGCCATGGCGCGGTTGCCGCACCAGATGTCGAGCTGCTCGTTGGCCTGCCCCGGCCGGCGCTGCCATTCCTGCCGGGTGAAGCCGTCGCGGGTCTCGACGGTTTTCAGATACTCGGCGGTGATCTGCTGGAAAAACGCTTCGTCGCAATCCATCGGAAAGCGGATGCAGCCGGCCGGCCACAGGCCCGTCGTCTTGTCGGGCCCATCGATCGTCTTTTGCAGTGCCGCGTACAACGCGCTCTTCAGCGGATGGCCGCCGATCGGCCACAGGATCGCACCGGCCCGCACCGTGCGGCCGCGCCAATTGACGTCGACCTTCTTCGGCGTTCCCACCAGCGGATGCGTCGCGCCCTTGCGCCCGTCGGTAGCGTAAAGGTTCGGCCGCCGCCGCACGAAATTGTAGACGGCGTGACTGGCGTAACCGGAGTCGACGCCGAAGGCTTCGATCGGCCACGACCGGCCCCAGTCGTCCGGATAAAGCCGCGTCGTCACTTCGGCGAGCTTCGCCCATACCTCCTCGTCGTACGGATCGCCGAGGAGCACATCCTTCTCAATCATCCACGCGGTCAGCGACAGACCCCAGCCGTACACCGCGTATTCGATGCGCGGCGGCTGGCGCTGCACGTCAGCCCAGCCGGTGATCGCCAGAACGCCCTCCGGGATCTTGCCGCTGTCGCGCTCTTCGCGACGGGCGAACAGTTTCAGATGATCCGGCGCCTCGCCCGCTTCCTCGAAAGCCTCGCCGAGCACCTGCTGGGTGAAGGTTTTCAGCTTCGCCGTCGAATCCTTCGCCGCCAACCATTCAGCGACGATGCCGTTCCAATCCGCGAACGGGCTCTGGCCGCGCCACAGATGAAAGCCCGGCTGCCGGCCTTGGCTCGGCCGGGCGCGGAACGCCGCGACCTGATCGGCTTCGACCACATCGCCGGGAACGACGTCGGTGTCGTCGGCAGCCGGGAAGGTCTTCAGCCAAACGCCCTTGGCCAACATGTCGCGTTTTTGCCAATGCTCGATCTGGCAACCGCAACAGGGCGCGATGATGTGGGCGCCGTGCGGCGGCTTATCGCTGTCCCATTTGAGGTGTTCGAAGCGGAACACAAAGAAGGTGCCGCAATGCGGACACGGCCAATAATAGCGGCGCTGATCCGACGCCTCGTACAGCGCGGTGATGCGGCAGGTGCCCTTGTTCTTCGGCGTCGAGGTCCACAAGGCTTTGGCGCCGAGCAGCGCGAAGGTCGAGGCGCGCTGGCGCATCTGGTCGATCGGATCGCCGCGATTGCCGACGTCGTGCGGATATTCGCTGATCTCGTCGCCCCAGATCTTCTTGACCGTGATACCTTGCAGACCTTTCGACGATCCGGTGTGGGTGATCTGGACGAAGCCGCCGCGGAACCGCTTGAAACTTGCCGTCGACCCTGTTTCGTCGCGGCTCTTGGCCTCCTTCACCTTGAAACGGAGCGCCGGCGTAGCGTCGATCGCCGGCTGCAGCTTCAGTTTCACGAACTTGTGCGCTTCGTCGATCGACGGCAGCGCGATCAGCATTCCCGACGGATCGACGTCGATGGTGTGGCCGACGAAATTGACTCCAACCTCGCTCTTGATGACCTGAGCGGAGCACATCATCACCACGTCCGAGCAGGGATAGCTCGGCGACAGGCACTCCATCGGCTCGACGCCGAACGGTGTCAGCGCATTGCGCCACTTGCCCGGATAGGGCGAGCCCGATTCCGCCGGAACGACGCGCTCCTGGTCCGCCCACATCGCCACGGTCATCGCCGGCGGCACGGCCAGCGCGGCCGCCAGCGCCGCAGCGATCATCAGGCGAGCGCTGGCGATACCGGGGAAGCGTTCAGACGGCTTCATCGGACTGCCTTTGATCGATCGTCTTCGGTTCGGGCACCAGTTTCGCCGCGGCGGCGAATTTGGCTTGAACTTCGGTCATGACCTTGCGGTGCTCCTCTTCGAGGACGGCCTTGATCTGGCGCGGATCGCTTTCGGCAGCCAGGCGCTCGCACAGGATCGGATCGGCAGCGGTGAAACGCTCCCGCAGGTAGTTGCCGGCTTCCGAAATGGCGTCGACGATCTCGCCGGGATCGACCACCTGGTTGAGGCGTTCGGCGAGATCGAGATCGGCCTGGATGGCCTTGGTCTCGTCCAGCCGCGATTTCGCATGCGTGCGTCCGGCGCCGGTCTCGGCCGGCTTCGGCTGCGTCGCATGCCGCTGCTCGACCTTGCGGACGGCGTCGGCGACGTTCGGGTTGTCGGCGCGATGGGCGCGCAGTTGCGCAAGATCGACCTTGCCGTCGTCGCCGAGCAGCTCCGGATACTGGTCCAGATAGCGCTTCAGCGAAGAACGGTTGATGCCGAGTTCCTGCGCGGCGGTGTAGGGCGTGCGCCGCCCCGAAGCGTTGCAGCGCGCCTCCTCGTCCGGTGCAACTAGTTGCATCGCTTACGAATCCCTTCACTGCAAACCCCAAACGCGCCGCCTGCCCGTATGGGTTTTCGGGGCGGGAAGGACCCGCGGGCTTGGCGAGACGGCAGCGAGCTGACAGGCGGCGCCCGCCACGTCGTGGGACAGGGCTGGCCGCAAAGCAAAACGCCCGGCGGGCCTTTTGAGCCTCCGGGCGCTTTTCAACATCCAGGTGCACGGTCAAGGTTTCGGGGGAATTCGTCAAGGCCGTCCGCGGGCGCCGCGTGGCGCGCACTGGCGTAGTGGCATGCGCCCCATAGCCTTTTGACGGTCGAATTTTTCTGCGGGCTAGGCAAAAGAAAGGCCCGGCAGAGCCGCTAGGGCGCACCGCCGGGCCAAATCAGGCGCGGACGTCAGACGGCAAATACCGCCTCGCCTGCCCCTTCATTGAAAGCCGCACCGCAGTGATGAACGAACCACGCGCCCGCATCGCGCAGCGCGGCACGGTCCTGCCGTGCCCGCCGTACTTCCCCGCCGATAGCATCAAACCGCACCCGCAAGGTTTGGCAAATGGCAGGCGGGAAGGCTTGCCGCGCCGCTTTGATTTCCCGGATCAAGGCAAGCGCCTCACGCCGCCTCTCGCCAATGAGTTCGCCCAACGCCGCATAGCGCGCGCCGCTCTGCCACGCTTCGTCATAGTCGCGGGCGTGTTCCGCGGCGATCCGCGCGAATTCATCCGCCGCATGAGCCGCGTCTTGTGCATCGCCAAACAAACCACCCCGAACGTCAACGCGGTAACCGTCGTTCCATGGCTCACGATAGGCCGCTATAAAGACGGGGCGCCGCTTTCGCGCGGGAAACTGCAGCACGGCGCCGCGAAAGGTATCGTGCTGACTGGTATCGCAATACCATCCCGTGTGATTGATCCGGATATACGCATCGGCATAGCCGGCCAAACGTAACCCGGCGTCGTCCAGGCTATCGACAAAGCGGGCGCCCTCATTGTCCGGTTGGTTCCACCCGCCGGATAGATGCGCCACGCGATAGGCATGAGCACTACGGCAAGCATAGGCCGCGCGACGCGCCGCGCGGTGTTCGAGGCGAGATTTCAATTCGCTGATGTTCATGGATCGGCCCTTTCGCCAATTTTGTCCGGCCCAATGCCAGACGCATTCGTTGTGCTGATTAGTTCGCCACGCGCCCCACTGCATAGTCACGGAACAGGTCGAGGGTATACGCGCACCGATAGGTCGGCTCGACATAGTCCGGATTATCGCGTTTCAAATCGGCGGCGCGCTCCGCCCGCAACTCGACCACTTTGCGCGTGACTTCGGCCCAATCAACCGCCGCGCTCCATTCGTGATAGAGGCCGTCGCCGTCCAGCATCAAATCGGCAATCTCGTTATGCCAATCTTGCGAAAAGCCGCCGCAGCTGGACCATACGGCACAGAGAAGCGTGCACAACTCGTTATGGTCCCAGTCCTTCAGCGGCTTTGATAGCCAGCTTTTCAAATCATTCGAATAGTAAGAGTGAAAGCCGCTATAGGACGTATGCCGTTCTTTGATCATCTTTGCCAAATGCCGGTGACCATCGGCGCGGCTCATGCGGAACAGTCTGCAAATTGCCGCGTATTGGATACGGACGAATAGCCTATCCGTTTCGAAGTTATAGTAATGCGGGCTGACCACTTCCTCGAACACGCAACCGAGCTTAAAGCCGATTTGCTCGCTGACGATTTGGTCGAAGGCGTCGACATAGCAACGTGCAATAGCCAGATAGGCGCTTCTGTAATCCGTCGCATGCATGAGGATTTCCCCGTATTCCTCACCTGACAGACGCAATTCACTTGGAATGCCTTCCTCGCTCTGTCGTTCGGTTTCGAAATACTCGATTTCCTGTTGTTCTTCCCGGTCGACTTCCTCGCTCCAAAGGCTTTCATAAAAGCCATGAAAGGGAATGTTGACGCTCACTGTTCGTTTGGACATGGCCGCCCCCTCACGCGATACCGTAACCGTCGCCCAAGGAATTGCGGGGAATGCCGTCCCCGAACAGCCACAAGACATAGCCGCGCGGATCGCCGCCGCTTTCGGCCGTCAAGCCGTACCAAGCGGCAATCATCTTGGCGTTTTGCGTAAGCCTTTCGTATTCGCGTTCCCGGCGGGGCGTGTTGCCGTAATTGCAGTCGGCAACCGCAATCGCCGATAAGCGGCGTCCGATTTTGGCCAACAAGGCCGCGTCTACGGCCGCGAAATGGATTGGCTCTTGCGGGCGCCGCAACGCCAGAATTGCCGGTAGCTCATTGTCGTTGGCTCGGCGATCAATATCGTCGGTCCGCAACTTTGCGCGCCACGCGCATTCGTCGTCTCTCTTCATGGTCCGGCCCTTTCGCCAGTTTCGTCCGGCCTATGCCGGACTCAATGTCAGAAAAATAAGACATAGACGCCGCGCGTTCAAGCGCGATGCTGCGAAGGCGTGGCCTCTTAGAACGACGACGAATGCGCGAACGCAAAACAAAGGCGCCTGCGTTGCCACAGGCGCCACCACCACATCGGGTCTTGTACCTATCGCGGTTTCTTAGTCCGCAAGTGCTACCGCGGCTTTTTGATTGCGCGGCTTTCCAAAGCGCGGCTTTTCAGATGCTACCGAGATGTTCGCCGCGGCAAACCTCTTCAGCGGTATCGTAGAGGATGGTATGGCCGTCCTCCGGCGCGTGCTCTGTTCCGGCCCATGACGCTGCGGATTTCCAGTGTCCCCATGTCGGCTCATGAAACCAGAAGCCGCCATTGTCGCCGCCGTGCGTCCAACCGGCCGCGCGGGCAACGGCCTCAAAGTCCTCGCCGTCTTTTTCGTTCTCCGCATAATCCGTGTCGCCTTCGGCGGCGGCGATGGCGCAGTCGATCCTTTCCAGGAAAGTGCCCCACCATTCCTTGTGCGCATCGTCATCGAAGCGTTCGGGGGCAAGATATGCCAGCGCATGCCGCGCTTCGCGCAAATACGCCAACAGGTCCGGTGCGGCAGCAATCAGCGCGAGATGGGCTTCCGCCATGCGGCGCGGATAATGCGCCCAATCGCCGTCATCACCGGCCCGTGCCGTCACCACAATGCGGGCGTCGACGCGGGACATCTCTTCGTCCGTCCGCTTTCCCCACGGGCGCGGCGCACCGACGATTTTCATCCCGTCGCACTTCCAACTGCCCGCCTCCGGGATGTAGCGCGCCGTCGAACCAATGTGCTGATCCGCCCAAAAGCCGGCCGGCGCCCCGTCCGACCACGTGCAGCCGACGATGTCGCGCTCACGCTTGGCACGTTTCAGAAGGCGCGAGGCCAGTTCCGGCGCTGCGTCTTCGCCAAGCCAGAAATGGATGCAAACCCCGTCGGCGTTCACCAGTTCCGTGTTGTAGGGATAACCAAGGCAAAGCCCTTCGGCTTTATCTTCGGGAAGTGCGATGCGTTTCATTTCAGGCCTCCTAGCCCACGTCGCCCGGCCCAACGCCAGACGGTATGTCAGAAAAGTAGGACACAGCCGCGAGCGGCTCAAGCCCTATTTTTCGAGACGCTCCGCCGCCTTGATCAACTCGGCGGAACGCTTACGGCAAATCGCGGCCAATTCGACGCGGATACCGGCGGGGATGCTGAACTCGTCGCCCGCCCAACGGTAGATCGTGCGGTCGGCGACTTTCAACGCCCGCGCCGCCTCGCCCTTCCAGGATGGACCCCACAACAATTCGCAAACGCCCTCAAATTTTTCGCCACTCAGCGGCTTTTCGTCAGCCATGCCGGACCTCCAACTGTCAGATTATTCTGCCGTCATGTTTTTATGACATACGCGTGGCGGACGCAAGCGCGGCGTTCCGGACCAAGCGCGGCTTTTCGAGGTCTATCGCAGTTAAGCGCGTGGCCGCAAGCTAATCAACTGAGTTGAAATCGCCTTTTCAGCGCCAAACCAACAAAAAATGCACACATCAAAGCAGTGATTGCTTCCAATGAGCACAGCATTCTGGCGATCAGCGCCAAAGCCGCTCCATCAACGTTTGGCAGGCTTGTTTGTCCCCTCAACAGTATTGCCGCAAGCGAGTGCGTGTCCAGACTGCTCACTTCTTGTGGGCTCCACACCGCAAACGGACGAAACTCATTCCAGAAGCCGAATTCCACTGCCTCTAATATGCTCCGGGTGTCAGGAACTTTTCCGATCAGTGCCAGCGCCAAAGCTCCGAAAGTTACCGGAAGCCAAAACACCAACCAACGCAATGGCCTGCCGATGCTTTGACCATAGTCTGATAGAGACGCATAGGCACTTGAAGCTAGCCTCTCAAGCAACGACACCTCGTAAGGCCTATGCCTTATGGCAATCTGTTCAAGCCGATGCATTCGGCTCGAAAGTCGAATGTTGCGTTTGTCCTCTGCAGCGAGCTTGAGAATTCGGAACGCGTTGGCGAATTCATTGAAGGCGCGATCAACGTCATTTCGTTTTTCCCTTCGCCAGGATCGCCGCTCCCGTAGCTTTTGAATGAATCCACGAAACATGCGCCGATCTCCCTCCGGCGCACGCATATTCAGGTCGGATTGGAACTGTGCTCCATTTAGGTTGATGAGATCATCAAACTGGACATCGTCAAACACGGTAAATCCGCCGAAGAGAGCATCTTCGAATTCCACTTGAGAACAGAAATGCGCCTCGTCGAAACTGATACCCGCGTTGAAACGTGCTCTGTAAAACTGAGCCTCATCAGAAAAAAGACATCTAGCCATGTTGACGTGGCCGTCGAATACGTTCTCGCTGAATTCGGCAGGACCTTTGAATATAGCGTCCTTGAAACGTGCCCAGCCTCCGTAAGTTATGTCCCAAAACCAAACTTCTCTTCCAAAAACCGCACCGCCAAATGCCGCGTTGACGTTGAACCGAGTCTGTTGAAATTCAGCGTGCCCATTGAACTTCACATTGTTAAAACATGCGTTGTGGTCGAATTCGCAGCCTGCAAACCACGCAATGCCGTCAAAGAAACTATCGCTAAAGTCGGTGTGGCCCCAGAATTTGCAGTCGGTAAACCATACATGATGCCGAAAGTGCGAAGCGGACGCTCTAAACGTCGAAATCTTCGCTTCCTGTGCTCGTATCTCGCCGAAAGCGCACCAATGACAAAAGACACGCAGCCCATAATACCCAGACGGTTCGACCTTACTCTGCGCCTGCTTTGCTAATAGATCGAAATCGATGTTGCCGAGGTTGGCTCCCGACAGTTGAAGATCACCCTCAAAGGCAGTCGCCCTTTGCAGCATTAACTCCCAAAGGTGTTCTTGTTCATCGGTACTCCTCTCGGCGAAAGGCACATGAGCGAGGTGATATAGTTCTCCATCTGCTAGCCGCTTCAGATGACCCGCAGTGCGCATCGCTTCGTCGGTTGCAAATCCGTTGTCATCAAACCATTCTGATTCAGGTAGGCCGTACTGGCGTAGTTTTTCCAGGGAGCGAGAGTCGAAACTTATCGCACCATTCCTGTAATCGCGGTGAGGTCTCCAAAAGTCCTGTGCTGTAGCTCGACATATGTGCCGACAGACCACTCCCGGAAAATCTGGCGGTGCGCTCCACTGCTTGGGAACGTCTTTCTCTGGAACATCTGCCCATTTGTCCCATTCGGCGTTTGCCAGTGCAGCCCACGTCCAGTTCAGTTGCTTTCGCTTCTGCTCCCAGCGCGACTGTTGCTCCTGATCAGGTGAGAGGTCGAACTCGTCACGCATCCGGAGCGACGTTGGCGGGCTAGGTCTTTTTCGATTGAGTGGATTGCGTCGCTTTCGAATAAGCGAAAACACGCGCGTCTCTTCTGTTTCCCTTTTCCTGGCGTGAGCCATCGAAGACGGCATGGCTTCCTCCGAAAGGTACTTGGGAATATCGGGCTCTCTCGGTACGCCTGAGCGCGCTGAT